TTATAAATGAAAACACTCATCAGGGATTAGGGCTAAGAATGAAATTAAATTTATGGAGCAAATGTTAATGAAAGTATCTTTAATTAGTCATACATCATCGGCACCTTCTTTTGCGCTTGATACGAATATGGAAACTCTTGAAATGAGAACGAACGATGGCGAAGGATCTGTCTCGCAATGTCACGAGTCGTCTCAATTTCTAAACATGCACTCACCATCTCGAGTGGAGACCAATGTTTATGTTTAATAAGATATTGTATTAGTTTTTCAGAAGTTTCAGTATTATTTTGATTCGATGGATTTGATACACGAGCGCAATATGCAATTAAGTCTTGTGGCGTATCTAATCCTAAAGGTTTCCTCCCTGGTGTATCAAGCATGTTTATTTGAGAGTAACTAATTAATTTCACAGACATTAACACTTACTCCAAGCATTCAGCTTTAGATGTAGGGAGAGACCAGAGTGGCTATTCATATTTATCACCTCTTGTATTTCACTAGCACTTTTGCCAGCCAGAACCATATCATTAATATCTTTTTCTTCTATTGTATCTGGCCAGATCACTATTTTCCATCCATCATCCATTGCTCTTTTCATGATACGAACCACTTCTGGATTTCTAGGCTGATTGTCGAAGACAAGAGTCGTATTGCCTTTTGGTAAAATACTACTCACTCTTGCCAAATCAGCAGAACCAACCGCAACCGCATTGTCTAAGAATAAACTGTCTAGTGGGCCCTCGACACAATAAATTTGTTTTGTGAGATCAACATTATTTACATTATATATCAATGGAGTATTTTTGTCAATCCGAAGAGTGAGATATCTCAAATTGTTTTTCTCAACTGCTCGAGCACTCACACCGACTAGGTCATTACTTCTACTCATGAAGGGCAGAATAATTCTTGGCTCCTCATACTGAACAATCTCGTCATAGTCTGGGCAGAGCTCAACGAGTTTTTTTGTTTCGTACGCAAAGTAAATATCAGACCACTTGTCTCTAGGTATCATTCTGGATTCGAGATACCTTACACCTATATTGTGTTTTGGTAAAGTACTTACAGAATCGAATAGTCTCTCTAGCGGAGACTTCTCTTTAAACTGCGGTGAGAAGTTTTGAAACTCTACTCTTGCATGGGGCTTTGCGGCATTACCAATATCCATACCTTCTTTGTATCTTTCAAGCTTGTATTCATTAAATAGAGATGGATTTACTTGCTTGATGACATTACCAAGATTAGTTCCAACACCGCAGTTATGACACTTGTAAAATAGAGATGTGGTCTTGGTGTATAGATAACCACGTGTTTTCTTTTTTGACTTTTGAGAGTCACCACAGAATGGACATCTGAAGTTAGCAAGATATGGGTTATTAGTCTTTACTGTATAATTTTCAAGCTGTACGGATAGAAGATTTGCATACTTGATATCAATCCACATATTCATTACCAATACCTTATAAAATCGGCTCAAGGCCTATTATATCAAGGTTAGCTGAAAAGTAAACAAATTATACGGTATTATTCACCGTAAATTGACGATACCTAAATGTTACCTCTGCTTGCAGGTACTCAATATCTGTTTGTGTTACATCGAAAGCAAGTGGTGATAGCGATAGGGGAAACATATCTTCAAAAGAAATTCGAACGATTGGATTATTATTTGAATTCAAAATAATCAGAGCTCCATCAGAGTATATACTTGCTCGTGATGTATCTAGATTTTTGTACTGTCTGAAATTTTCTGGATGACCCAGACCGATAATCCAGTTATATATCTCCAAATAGTTTTTCATCTCCTCATCTACTCTGAAAGTAAGAGTAAATGGTTCATATGAAATCTTGTCTCCAGGTCGAGGTATGTTCACAAATGGATTGGTTTGAATTGCTTCTACCATAGATATTGTTGGTAACGTTGCCGCTTGACAGAAGTACTCTATATTCGGTGCTCTATTTAAAACAAAACGGAATCCAAGAGGGGATAAAAAGTTGAGATTTTGAGTCAGTGTTTCAGACTCAAGAAGATCAACTCCAATTTTTGGTATCAATGCCATTTTTTAATCTCTTCTATAAATTCTACCGTTCTATATCCACGGTGATTGTCCGAATAACCAACTTGTACTTCTTTTATTACTGCTTCGATGTGATCTTTCCAGAAGTTTAAGAATCTGTGAACTCTAGGTATTTCTGGTATGATATCGTCAGTCTGCCAGATAAATTCCTGAACAATGTCATTATAGTCTGGCATGTAATATAAGATCTCTACAGTAACCATATTTCGTTTTAAGTATATCATGTACTATTTATATAGATCAATATATAAAAAAAGAGGGGAGCCGAAGCCCCCCTCTAAGTTTCATCGAAACCGTATTGTTTTTATTACATTAGGTTTGCGACAGTAACAATGCGGTAGTAGATGTTCTTATCATTCACCGCAGTGCTGACGGAACCATCAGCGGCTGTTGTTGCGAATGGATTTGCGACCATGCCGTAGCGTGTCTTGAATCCGATTTTTGGCTGGAAGGTGTTTTCCCCAACTGCACGGACCATCTGTAGAGGTACATATGGGCAGTAGAAGAGACCTGCATCAAATGCGCTGGACCCCTTGTATCCAACAGTTGCATACTGGTTACCAGATGCACTGGTGAAGTATGGATCAACGTAGACCTTCATGCGGCCATTTAGGACACCCGCGAAGGTGTTGCCTGTGTCGTCCACATTTAGGTTGGCGCTGAGAGCAGGTGTGTAGTCTAGGACACCAGCCATCTGAAGAGCAGATGCAACATCTGAACCACAGATTAGGATGTTACCCTTACCGCGACGTGTTGACTTCGCGATCTGGTTGGCTTCACGCTCGAGCTGGAAGACCAGACCCTTGAAACGCTCTACACTCCAGCGACCGTTAGCATCGACGTCGAGGTCAAATGTACCAGCCGTTGTTGTGTTGTCCTGAGCACCAGTAGTAGCGGTGTAGTTAATTGTACGAACAACCTCGCGGTTGATTTCGGCAAGAATCTCAGCGGAAAGAATGTTGCTGAGTTCTGTTTCGGCGTCGAGACCGTGGATGGCTTTTAGATCCTGAGCCAGTTCCATGGTGTACTCTGCCTTGAGTGCCCGAGACACTGCAGTTACGGCAACCTTCTCGATGGAGAAAGCCATCTCGCCGAATGCGTTGGTAGAACCGTCACCAAGAGCTTCAGCCTCGGCAGTTGTCATGCCGGTTGTGACTGTGTAGCCAGAACCTGTTGCACGAGCAGTTGGATCCGAACCAGCCTGAACATCACCAGCACTACCGTCGATGACGGAACGTGAATTGGTGTTAGCAGCGGCAGAAGCAGAGTGAGTTGTATTGGCTTCGTTGTAGAGAGCCTCTGTACCACCCTGTGAGCTGTACTGCGGACGCATTGCAAAGATAAGACCGGTTGGGCCTGTCATTGGCTGGACGCCGCAGACATCATATGCAATGAGGTTTGGCATTGAACGCCGAACCAGTGAGATTAGCACTGGATCGAAAATATCGACGTTACCGTCAGAAGCAGTGGAGCTTGATGCACCCATTGCGTTCGTTGGCGCGGCTTCGCCGAGTAGTGATGGCATCTGATAGCCACCGGAACCGAAAGCAGCTTCACGTGAAGCCTTTTCTTGGTTTTCTAGAAGAGTAGCAGTAACGGCCCGACGATGAGAATCCTTAATCTCGCTGAGGTCTGGATGCTCAATGACTGGCTGCCACTTCTTCTGTAAGTCTTCAGATAGAAACATTTTTGTTTTCTCCTTACTGTATTAATCAGCCTTCATAGATTATTTATAATAATATTAATTTTTAGCAGATCTTGAAATGGCATTCATGTACACTGCCATAGCACCTGTAGGACCTTGGTTCTCTTCTTCAAGAGAAATGGGACCATCTTCATCATCGACAATGACCGTATCGGTCTCTTCATCAATATCAAAATATTGTGACTTTAACATGCCGATTTTTTTACGAAAATCATCAGCATTATCAAAATCAATTCCTTCAGCAAGTCCGCGAAGCTTTTCGATTTGAGTATCAGTGAGTTCGCCAGTTGCTTCTGTAAAGATAGCATCTTTCTCGAATTCTTTGATTTTACCGATTAGATCAACATTCTTGTCTGTTTCTTCGTTAAGCTTGCCTTCGAGCTCATCAACCCTAGAAATGAGTTCCTCAACAACGTCAACCTTCTCTTCTGGAATGTCGACATAATGCTCTTCGAATAGACCCTTAAGGCCTTTGAGGAAATCCTCAACCATATCGGCGCGAACACCCTTTTCAATGGC